TGTGCTCTTCCGATCTGGGATATATACCCATGTCCCGTTTTACCAAAATTTTCCTTTTTTAGGAATATTTCCTATCCTCTTATGAATAAACTTCAAACATTTCATGAACAAATTATGAACATACTATCACCAAATTATTAAATAACAAGTGATATATGAACAAATAATTAATACACCATTACTATACTATGTACATTTCATTAACAAACTACTACAATCATATGTCCAAATTATGAATTATTAACAATTTGTAAACTCGAAAACTTTAAGTAAATTTATATTGACACACCAGAATGTCTGTGGTATAATATATACAGAAACAAGGGAAAAGCAAATACAAACCCCGACCGCTTCGCGTTCATTGAAAACTATATACAGCGCATAAAGCGCGAGCTTTTGCATATACATTAAATTTCCTATAAGGAAGAAAGAGGTAAACTATGAAAATTCAGTACACCTATGAGTGTCCAGACTGTCACACGGTTCACCGAATCGACATTGATACGGACGAAATGCTTAAACTTCCCGTAAAGTCGCTGTCCGATAGTGAACTCCGCCGTGCGATAGGATTCGAACGTTCCCGCATTCGTTCCAACCACCCCAAAGCCGATTCCGCGCGACTCTCTGAGCTTATGACCGAATACACCGAACGCGGCGGTAAGACACGCGAACGAGCGGCGGAAATTAAAGCATTTGAAGCGCTTAAAAACGGAACGCTTACCGAATGCACGCCCGAAGAAATAGCCGATGCAGCGCGTCGAATCAAACGTAAGATTGCGAACGCCGCAAAAGTCAATCCGCCGGAAGATGCTGCGGAGCTTGAAAAAGCGGTTAAACTTCTTGAGCTTGAACAGGCAAAACGACGCGTTGCTACAATGATGGCAGAGATTGGAATAGAGGGTTAAACCCCCCTATTCCGTTCATAAACATTAAAAGGAGATTAAGAAATGTATAAATTAATTACGCACAAATATGCGCAATGTGGGTTTGATGGATATTCAAGCGAGAATCACGAACGAACGTTTTACTCATACGAAACTCCAATTTATAGTATATATAAAGAGCGTGACGGCAATTTGACATCATTCCGCATCCAATGCATTAACGCCCCACGTCATTCATCCACGACGGCAAAACAAACTACATGGTCACTACATGAAGAATTATTAAATCATGATTGTGCGTGCTACATTCGGCAGTTGCTACAAAAATGTTGTAGAGGCGAACGGGTTTACGTTCTCCGTGATATGGCAAATGGTATTTGGTGCGTATTCATTGGCGACAGATTGCAAAGGGTATTTAACGCATGAACGATAAGGAATATTTAGTTAAAATTTTAGGATTCATTATAGTATTCTTTATAATATTAATGTTGTGCGCTACGTCAATATCCATAACAACAATAACTAGCCTTTAAGTAAATCCTGTGCATAATCACTAAAAGGTTACGCACAGGATGCAGACATAGTAACAGGATGTTAACAATTCATTCACAAAATGTTCAAAATGTATCAATAAGTTGTTAACATTCTGTTCATAGTCTGTTTACACCCCGTTAACAATATTTTATTAACAAAACGTTCACAATTTATTCACATTTCGTTCATATTTACAATCGCAGGGTAAAATTCCCAATATTATAATCGCAGGGTAAAATCCCTAAAAATACAATCGCAGGGCAAAATTCCTACAAAATCTAAAAATAAAAACACAGAAAGAGAGAATCGCAAAATGTCAATTCTTAACGTCAATCAGCTTACAATCGCGGGACACCTTGTAGCTAACCCCGAAACATTTACTTACGGTTCAAAGAAAGAACAGAAAACAGGCTGTTCGTTTACACTCGCTGTAAATAATAGACAGACCGATGAAACAACATTTATTCGTTGTTCAGCATTCGGCGGAACAGCGGACTTCATTACAAAGTATTTTGGTAAAGGTTCAGCAGCTTTTGTAAATGGACAGCTTTCAATCAGGTCCGAGAAATCTGACGAAAAGACAAAGAGTGGAAAAGAGATTTACAAAACATATGTTTCATGCATAGTTGACCGCATAGAATTTATAGACGGAAAGGGCAATGACTAATAAATATAATCCGTGTGGGTATCCATGTGGGGAGTGTCAAACTCCCCATGCCCCATACGCAAAAGACATTAAGCAAGCGCGTGAATCATGCAGCGCATACAACAGATGTACAAAATGGTTGAATTGGTTTAAAGTCGAATGGTCATTAATAAGACTATTGGCAGATAGGAGAATAAATAAAATTGGAAAAAAATGAATATTTTATTTTAATAGCCTGCGAAGAATCGCGGCGTGTTACAAAAGCATTTCATGATTTTGGCTTCGTCAATACATTCTCTTGTGATATAGTCGAACCGTCGGGCGATATGCCCGAATTTCATATTAAAGATGATATACGGAATATTCTCAAAGATAATGGTACATATGGATACACGTTTAGTACATTAGACGGTGTAAAACATAAAATACCGCGGTTCGATATGATGATAGCATTTCCCCCGTGTACATATCTTTCAGTTGTCGGCAATCGCTCTTTTACACACGGGACGGTGGAGTCTATAAATAAGCGGTGGGATAATCGTTATAAAGCATTGAATTTTGTCAAACATTTATATGAATACGTTCCTATCCCATTTGTGGCAATTGAGAATCCGGTTGGGTATCTTAATACACATTGGAAAAAACCGTCTCAAATAGTTCATCCATATTTCTTTGGCGACCCATGGACTAAACGAACGTGCTTATGGCTTAGAAATTTACCTTTACTTGAAAAGACAAATGTTGTAACGCCCATATTCTCATGGCACGACATGAACAATGGTTCAAAAGACAGGTCTATATTAGCACCACATCTCGCGCGGGAAATGGCGTTGCAATGGGGCACGTTTTTGGAGCAAAACGAGCGTTACAATAGACATTTAGAAACAAGGGGAATAAAATGGAACTAACACCTCAACAAGAACATATCCTCAGAAATGCTATAAATAAACATAATCAACGAATCAGATACAGAAATGACAAACTCAAATGGCAAGAAAAGCTTATAACCGTAGAATCAATAAAAAAAGATTTAGATAAGGGCGAAAAGTTTACGGATTTCAACGACGCTATAGATTATATCAATTACAAAACAAAGACCGTTAATGTCACACTTGATAATCGCCGTCTCGCCGAATTCGCTGACCCAAATTCAGACGCGGAATACTATATTATGGGTGAATTTGATGTTCCACCGTCAAACACCAACGGCTTTTCTGATTGGTTGGAAAAAGAGTTTGACAAGGCAAAGGAGAATGCAAAACTTAATGACAACGAAAAGCAGCGTGAAGACGATATAGCAGCGTTGGAAGAACGTAAAAATGAAATACTTTCGCGCTTAAAAGGAGGTTTCAAATAATGAAGAAAAATATGTTATATAAATTTAACAAAAAACTATTTATGGCATATGGTTCATATGACTATGAATGGACGTTAGAATGGGGTAAGAAAAACGGTTACAAGGTCATTAAGATTTATGTTATAGGTGAGTCATACTATATATTATTTAGAACGCCTGTGTATCGTTCAATATTCCCAAAACGTTCCATACCGATATACGATTACAATGGCGGCAACGAAGAGGAATGTATGGGGCAATGCGTAAGAACACAAAGACAGATTGAAAGGGGGATATAAAAAATGTACGATTTTCATTCAGACCGTTTAAAATATCTCATGGAGAAAATAGACCGTGACGGTATAGACAAACTCCATAAATATATATTTATCGACAGTGATTTTTGTACCGCACCCGCGTCTATTAAGTATCATGACAACGAAGTGGAAGGTCTTATAAAACACTCGCTTGAAGTATATGACAAACTCCGCGAATACCGCGACAGACTTTATTTAGAGGATGAAATCCCCGAAGATAGTCTTATAATCGCATCTCTTTTTCACGATATATGCAAATGTAATTGTTATGCGCCTGTCATGAAATGGACTAAAGTAGACGGTAAATGGGAGCAGTATCAATCTTATGAATGGAACGAAGAAACACCATTTGGCGGCCACGGGTCTAAATCTGTATATATACTCCAATCATTCATACCGCTTAAAATAGAAGAGGCTCAGGCAATCAACTGTCATATGGGATTTGCGTCAGAGTACGACAAACGGAATATAAGTGATGTGTTTTCACATAATCCGCTGGCGTTTTATTTGCATATGGCGGACAGTGAGGTTGTATATAGTAAAGAGTGGAACGCAAAAATAAGGCAGTGATTATCAACTGTGAATACGTATACAATTGATAATAAACCATATACGCTAAAAGACTTAACCGCTCTTTCAGAATACCTACACGGTCAAAACTGTGTAGGTATTTCTACTATAAAGAAACGGTTGCAGCGCGGTGAGACAGACTTAGATGAAATAATCAAACCAAAAGTAAAAGCGTTTACTGAGATAGATTATTCTCCTATATTCTATGTCGCTGATTTTGAAACATCATCTAACTTAGAGACGAATGAATGTGGAGCATATCTCGCTTGCGTAGTAAAAGCCAATTTTAATAAAGGATTATCCACACCTGATTCATGGGACATTGTAGAACCATGCTTCGACTGTCGTTATCCGAAAGACCTCGGAGATTATTTTTATACACTTTATAAGCAAGCGGAAAAACGTAAAAAGAGAACACTTATATTTTTCCATAACCTTGGATTTGATTTTTCTTTCGCGCGTAATTGGGAATCTCTCATGAATCAACTTATGATTACAAAATCATTTTCTGACGGGAGTAATCCATGGAGACTTGCGTTTGGAGACGGTGAAAAAGTTTGGCTTGAGATACGATGTTCACTTAAACTTTTGCACCGTTCTGTGGGCTCAATCGGTGACATGATAGGACATCCCAAACTCGGTTATGATTATAATGAATTTCGGCTTCCTACAGATAAACTTGAGAAATACGATTATGAGTATTGTTATAATGATTGTAAAGTAACAGCGTGCGGAATCATGGAAGAATGCAAGAATTGGTTTTGGATTAAAAATATAAAGGACATACCACTCACGTTTACTTCATTTACACGCAAAAATAATAAAGCTATTCTATCATCAGAATTGGAAAAAGCATGGAGCAATTACTGTGTTGATACATTTCCCATGAATTTTGACCAATATCAAATTATGCGTAGGGTATATCAAGGGGCTTATACACACGCGAATACATTCTTTCGCGGTAAGCTATGCACTTTGGTACATTCGTTTGATGTATGCTCTGACTATCCATCGCAGTCAACGCAAATGGATTTCCCCGACACCAACGGAGAATTATATGTAAATGAATCGTTGCAAAATCTATGGAGTGGATTATATGAAGAATGTATAGAATCGTCGTTGTTAGATGATATTGAGGCTATAAAAATGCGTCATGTTCTTACATCAGGAAAAATGTTTCATGGTATATTTACGCTAAAAAATATAAAAGTTAAAAATTACGGGTATAACTATATGCCCATTATTTCAGCGTCAAAAACTAAATCAAAAGATGGTTTAGGGGAAATAGAATATAATAAAAAATCCCATGGTTACAAATTGTTGGAAGAAATGGTATCCGAGTATAACCGTCTTATTGATAACGGAAGAATTATCAGCTTTGATGAATGTACTATATATGCAACGGAAGTCGATATTGTGAATATACTCAAAATGTACGATGTTGAATCTATATCAGCTGAATGTTTATTTCTCAATCACGCTAAATCGACGGGCGGTATAAATGAATTGGTCGAGCGCAACATTATATATGCAAATATGAAAACCGCGCTGAAAGCTATATCAAATGGTAAACGACCCGATGAAACATTGTTGAACAGTATTCCCGAAAAATGGCTCTCTGACATAAAATCAAGTGCCGAGCCAAAGAAGCTGGCTAAACGTTATCTTATGTTGTCGAAGAATATGTTCAACGCACAATATGGAATAGACGCGACACAGCTTGTATTCGGTGATACTCTTATTGATGAAGATTGTATAACATCAAATACAGAATCGCTTAGCCGCGAATCATTCGAGCGTTATTATAACGAGACTATGATAAAACTCGGTAAGGAGCGTTCCGACCGAGGTTTGTTTAAGCGCGTTAAATCGTCGTACATCGTAGGAATTTATATTACAGCGTATGCGCGGAGACACCTTGTATTATTCTCACATCTTATATTCACTAAAACTCTATATATTATTGTATATTGGGATACCGATAGCGCAAAACTTTATCATCCTTATGAATCAGCTGATGCATTTAAGAATCTTCTCAATGTAGTAGCTGAGTTTAATAACGGAGTTATGGAGCGTTGTCAAAAATCTGAACATCCACAAGTACAAGAAAATAAATGGGGCTTAGGCAAATTTGATTATGAAGAAACATATGCTTATTTTACGGCACTTAACTCAAAGCGTTATATGACGTTTGACGGTGAATTAGATGTTAAAACGTCCGGTCTTGTGCAGGCGACAATGAAAGCATCTGTTGTTCTTGATTATTTATATAAAAATAGTGAATCATGGCTACTTTCGTTTAAAGCTCTTATGCGTATTATGTGGAAAACAAATACAATGTTCGACCAAAGTGTTTCGGGGCGTACATATCTCGATAGACAGAATCAAGGAAATTGGTCAGATGAGTTTGGACAATATTGCGGTGCTGTAATTAAAAACACAGATTACGAATTTAAAATGCCTATGAAAAAAGGGCTATTTTGGACAAACGAAAAATCCGCATATCTTCACTATGACGAAGTATCGGAATATGTATTTGGTAACAAACTTGATACAGAGCGGACGACTTTTTATATGTTTGACGAAGGGATAGGCATAGTATACTATTTGAATAGTAAAAGAAATATAATGTTCTGCCCTTGTGACATATCAAAATTCAAGCATGGTATTTTACTTAGCGATTCCATGTCTGATTTAACGGAGGATTTAGCATGAAATATTATGAATTTGACTTAGCCAATTTTCCCAACTGTTCTTATATTTTCTTATTCGGCGGTCGTTCGTCCGGTAAAAGCACATCGGTCGCGAAATATTTAAAAGATAAATACGACGCTGATAAATCTGAATTTGTAAGAGTATTCCGCAACTATACGGCTATGCGGAGCGCGACTACATGGTTTAGTCTGTTCAATGATGAAACAACCGATATTGTTTTTGACCGTCAGAAATATCTCTACAACGGTGCGCCATTCGGTCATGGGATTGCCCTATCCAATGAGGAAGTTGCATCTAAAAGTTCTCAATATCCCAATGTTGATACAATTGTATTTGACGAGTTTGTCATGATAGACCCCTATGGATATTATCCGAATGAACCTGAACATTTCATGTCAATTGTATCTACCGTATTCCGAAACAGAAGTGGGACGGTTATATTTATCGGTAACAACATGAATGAAATGTCAAAATATAATCCGTTCTTTCGGTTTTTCGGATTGGATTGGGAAGCTGTAAATCCAAAATTGGGCGAGACTATATTTTGGAACGCGTCTGGTTTTGAAAACGGCGCGAAATGCGCTATGGAGTTTATTCCCGTTGCATATGAAAACGAAGATGAAATACCCGAAATGCAGCGTGTAGCGGGAAACGATGTAGCTACGACAGGTTCGTTTAAGAAAGACCCCGAAATTAAGCCTCAATTATTCAAAGACTACCATTGGATTTATGTTTTTGAGTATAATAAGGTTAAAATGACAATGGGATTCAGCATTAAGAATCGCTGTTTGCTTATCGGTGAATACCACGGTAAGCACGCGCGTAACCGTCCGCGAATAAATACCCGTTCGGTTGACACGTTTCGTTTTTATAATTCAAAAGCATTTACTGTTGCTATGGAGCGTATAGGTAATAAATGGGGAACGGCTTACGAAAATGCCCGCGTAAAAGCAGCGTGGTTAGATATAATAAAAGGAGAGGTATAAAACCTCTCCTTTTTTAATTATATGGCTCTTTATGCCATCGCGGTGTTTAACACTCGCTCATAATTACGATAGTATCATAGTACCGTCATCATTCAAATTAACCACTAACGATACATCTGAATTATCTTGTTTTTTACCATAAAATTTGCAAATTGTTACTGTCGAGCCTCTTGTAAGAGAACGACACCTAAGATTGATAAGTTGCCCTGATACTCCTTCACTGTCATATATCGGTTTATCGTTAGTTATACAGTCTTTCAATATTTTATAACACTCATTACCCGTATATGTTTTAGTACCGCATCTCATAATTCCACCCGCTGAGCGTGTAACCAATATTACATTATTAAAGCTGGCGGAATCGGGATATGTCCCACTGTCAAAACTCGGAACGCCGTCTGCCGTCACTCTGCAATTATGCAAATCGGTTGTCAACGCGGAGAATTTTATGTACGCAACGTCGTTGTACAGAATAGGATTTATATAGATACCGTTAGCTGATGTCTGAATCGGGAAATTATACATTCCAATGATTTCTTTGTTTTCGTTGAAGTATACAACATTCGCATAACCGCTCGCGTTAAGCGGATTGGTTATAACGATATCATCCGTAGCGGGGCAAACGGGTATAAAGTCCGATGTGAACGAATTGGTAATAGACGATGAAAACTCACCTGTGTCTACATTATACGCGCCTACGGTATAACCGCCGACAGTCACGTTATCATAAAGCGCGAGGTTTTTAGAACCGTCCATATCGCGCCATGTAATTTTACGCTTGTATACAGCGTTATCGTCTGTGGTTGTACTCGATATTGTAGTTTTGAAAGATTTGGGCGCGTCAAACCAGCTATAATCGGGTTCACCGTTTACAACAGGCAATGTTTCTATATCTACCATTCCGGTATCTTCGGTAAGGTTTGTTATATTAATCGTGGGTGATATCTTAGTATTAAGATTTACATTTATTCTTATATAATACCCATTAGCAGGCATTGCGAATGTTGTAGGTGAATTACCGGAAATCAATTGACTGACAAAGTTTTTATTTTCATCGTACACAATTATGTACTGAGAATCATCCATTATAACACTACCACGCGTTTTTCCGAACCGTATAGCATATTTTTTAAGCGGTCTGACGGGTATATATGCAGAAATATAATTACCGTTAGAATAAACCTCCGCTCCTGTTGTATTTTTAAGTTTGTAGTTAAGTTTTGCTCCACTTCCCCATACATCCCACATATTAAGGCTATCGTGGTCTATGGAGTAATCGGGGTTAAGGCTTATCGAATTTACAAGCGTCTGAATCTCATTTTTGAAAGTTGAATATTTATCATTCGTTTGCTGTTCAAATGTTGAAATTTGAGCACTTATTCTGTTTTCAAACGATGATATATCAGCGTTGGTTTCTGCTTTAAACGCTGCCATTTCATTCTCAATTTTAGTCGTAAAATCCGTTATATCTTTACGCAACGCGGTTGCCCAATCCTCATTCTGAGTAAGCGATTCGTTGAGCTTTTCTACGACCTTGCCGAGCGTCTCAAGATACGAAATCGAATCATCGAACGTAAGCGGAATTACAGGCTGTACCCAAAAATTAAGCGGTGTTATTGCCATTGTATATACCTCTCTTTGTTAAAATATCCCCATAAACAGAGGATTTAATTCGTCTATAATCATCATATCGATATTTAGTATTTCAGCTTTTGCCTTAGCGAGAACCTCCGACGGGTAAAGTCTACCGTCATTTCCGGTGAAAATCTTTGCGATATCAACTGTTCTGAGATTATTATCTGTAGTTTTTTCTACCGTTGACCCACCATGGGTACGCGTGTTTCCGGTTGTCCCGTTGTTACTATTATTTTCGAATGTAACATCAGTCGCATATTTTCCCATCTGTACATTTTCAAAATTCAACGGTGACATCGGTGTATCGCTATAAATGCGTTGGTTATTATCGGTATCCGAATGCGTTCCAGCGTCTGTAATAGTACGATTATCGGTTGTGTTATTACTCCCATCGCCTTTATCATTTATTGTACCTTTTTCGGTTTCCGTTCTATTTACATTCTGAAATACATTTTGTTTTAGAAATTCAACTTGAATATCATATAACTGATTATAATACGGCATTATCTCATTCATTTTCATGTTAAGGTAATGTTTGAACAACGCCGGAGTTTCAAAACCTATTTCACGGTAGGCATAATGTTTATAGATTTTATCGTTAAGTAACAATCGGTATGATTCTTGGTGCATGGGATAAGTGTCCATGCCTAAATCGTAACCACTTTTAATCAGCGTTTGGAGTAGGGTCGTGTATTTCGCCATACTGCATACCCCCATTCAAAATTTCGTTTATGTTACGACGCTCAACGGAAATATTTGTTCCAAACATCTTATTAGCGACTTCGCACGCCTGCTGACGTGTAATAAGCCCCGCTTCTGCCATATATCCGTAATGTTCGGAATTAACTTCGATTTCTGATGTTTGTACTTGCGCTCGTTTAAAATCCATTGAGTTACCGATTCCGAGATATGTCAATGCCTCATGCCATGTGTTTTTCTTTTCCTCGTCGAGTTTATCCGCGAGGTACGGGGCTGCTGTGTTAAGGACAGACAAGTTTGAGAATTCGATATCTTTGTTTGCGTATATAACAGGCATGAAACCGTCATACTGCATATACATATTTTTCATTGTAAGTAGTTGCTCCTGTTCGCACTGTACAAGAATCGGCGTGCGCTGGGCGTGAATATTCATAATGATAGTGCGCTCTATCTCTGTAAGTTTCTTAGCGAAATATATGAGAATAGGATATGTAGAGCGCTCTATATAGTTATTTCTAATATACACACATTCCTTAGCATCGCGGAGAAGGTTTATACCTATACTGTAACAATTGAATCGCGTGGGATTCTCATAAAAATTTATATCTCCCGACGGCGCAACGCGCAAATTGAGTAGCCCGTATTCCGAATCTGTAAAACAAGCGTGTGCGTCCTCATTGAGCGTCTTTTCAAGAAATCGCTCGTTCATCGTTTCGGGGAGTTCGTTCCACTTATAGATAGACAATGCCAACAGAACAAGACGTGAAAAATATGTGTCAAATATTGTGGTCTGTTCTGTCATTCCTGCTATCCATTCATTGTTCGCCCCTTTGAATCCTACGGGAATTTTTTTATTAGCCATTTATTTCACCTTCAATTTCATACAGGTTTTTCGGGTTCAACCGTTATAATTTCATTGGTATAGTCACCGTAATTTCCGACGTCGTTTATATGCCAAAAGGTAACGCCCTTATTGAAAATATCCTCTATAAAGCGTAACTCCGTATCGGTCGGTGCATATGAATTTTGCGCTACGGGCGCTATGGTTATCTCGGTTGTTTTGACATAATTCCAATTGGTTCTACCTGTGAGGTTCGGCGTCTTAAACATATTTGTCGCGTAACCATATTTGGAAAGATAATCATCATATTTTTTTACTTCGGATAACGGCGGGCACATATGACGGACGGCGAATTTCGCCATTCCGTTTTGATGTTGCCATGTATCGTTATACGATAAATTTTTTGTATCACTTGGAAGACTTGTTTTATCAGCTATGTTAGCTTCTATCTCACGAATCTGCGCTTTATCTCGTTCAACCGCGCGTAACATATCGGTATATTCAGAGACGCCTTGTTTAAGGGATAGTATAGAGCCTGCGGGATTTCCCCCTACGGCTGCAGACGCAATACTTGTAACAGCGCTTGCAGCAGTGTCCAATACACCATATGCTACGTCATTTGACATTTTTATTTTAGCGTTAGAAATCTGAGTTGCTGCAGTATTACGGTTTAACGCTGCCCATACTAATGCGTTATCTTTTAGTATTGGATAATTCACGGAGCAATTTAATTCTACTGAATGTTCTATAGGAAAAAACTCAAAACCGACGGACGCTCCTATTGTTGACGTTACGGCATAGCGTTGCGGAATAGCTTTACATTTACACTCTATATCGAATGAAAGCTTCTGATAAATAGTAACACCCGTTGACGAGGAAAGTAATTCGGGCAGAAGCTCAGTATAATCGCCATTGTTAGCGTCTATCACCCATTTACAAAATGGATAATGGTACATTTTCCTATTCTTAGGCTCATATCCAGCTATATTGAAAATACCAAAGCTATTTCCTAATACCTCCGATTCAGCGACGTTTGTTATAATTTTAGGCACATATCGACTCAAACCTATTTCCGTTTGTTCACTACCACTCGTTCTATAAAATATCACCAATCCTAACCCATCATTCATTAGATTCTCGGTCTTCGCTTCAATATGTTCGTATGTAGCTATTGAATCTAAAATTTCCTGTCTGATAGCGAATACGGATACTATAGAATCAACTTGGCCTGCTATAGTAATTACATCGAGAAAATAATCAAACTCTTTTTTTGTCTTAAAAACAGCGTAGGTAAATTCAGACGGCGTGCCGAAAATAACAGGCGCTCGTGATTTGTTGTGCTTAAACGCGAATTCAAACGCGTTAAGGTTTTCGTGAGTTGCGGTGGGGCTTGTTGTATTAAGTCTAATAACCGGTAAAGACGTTGTAACGGCAACAAGCGTATACCCCGATATCGCGCCTGCAGTATCAACGTAATTATTGCATGAATAATCCTTTGAATATCCTATATAATCTTGAACATATTTTGATATACTAATATTTTCTGTTTCTGTATTATAAGAGTCGGAATCGTTGTTTGTATGTTCTCTCTCCACAAACGCTGACTTGATGCTAAAACAATCCCACCATGTTGTATATACATCCTGCTCAAAATAAACATAACAAGCATTTTGGTTTATATATTCTACACCCGTTATAAAAGCGTAAAACCATTTAAGAGAAACGTTTTCGTTCATATAACGAATGTAGTTATACTGTTCCATAGCCTCTTTATTAGCGTTCACTTTAATAGCTTGTTTATCACGAATGTATGTGTAGTTTTGTTCTACCCTCAAAGGGGAGGAGAAATAAGTACTCTCCTCCGTCTTTGATGTGAACAGGCGTACATCTTTATAGTCGCTTTTCCACGGTACTCTATAGAATGCTATTGTTCCACTCGGTGTGTACGCCATAATATTTTACTCCTCTACCATAAGCCTTATAAGTTCTATAAGGTCTTTCATGTTTACATATCCATCCTGATTTATGTCGGACTGCACTTCGTTTACCTTTATATTCCAACCCGAAAGAAAACGCGTGAGCGTAACGACATCTTTCATGTTTACAAGATAATCAGTGTTAGTGTCTCCGATTATGTCAACAGCTTCATTACAGTCCACGGGATATATTCCACCTTCTGTACCCTTAAAGCTATACTGCCATATTTTAAGGTTAGGATATTTCTTCTGAAGCCCCTTGTGCGACTTAGTGCCGTCGTCTATAGACGCGAGCCAAAGCGGGAAATTAAGATTATTCTTAAACTGCGTAGCAAGAAAATATTCGTTAGCGTAAATATACGCCTTATATCCTGCTCCGATTATAGAATTAAGGAAAAGATTCACTCTACGAGACAGACCGTCAACATCTCCCATAAGAGATGTATCTTCAACATCGAGCGCAACTCCGATATCTATATTTTCTTTGTAAGGTTTAAGTATCTGTATAAGATACTTAACTTCCTCAAGAGTCTCGGATTCCGTTCTACCCATGAAGTACCAATAAACTCCTATGTAGAATTTCTTTCCTTTTATACGCGAACGAAACGCCTTTATATGCTGTTCAAAAAGGGGGTCGGTAAACGGGAAATTATATTCCGCTGTTCTTCCCTGCCCCGCTTTGATTATTACGAAATCATTGTCTTTTATAACTCTATCATAGTCAATGTTCCGCTGATAAAGCGAAATGTCTATACCGCGAAATTTTTTATTCATTTCAGTTTATCTCCTTTATCTACACTTTCTATATTATTCTGTAACCGTTTCATAAGCGATTTCAGAAATTTGGGGCATGGCACTCCCATAGACGAAACATTTTCAAGAATAGATATCAATTCATTAATTATGAACCATGCCATTACAAGTATGCAAGAAATAGGGTCATAGTTGACACCAAACTTTCCGCTTGTAAGAAATATCAAATAATCAACCATCATTGCGCAAAATACAACTGCAATGTAAGAGGCTTTTTTCAATATTCCTTTTCTTCCGATTTTTGAAGATACTTCGCTGTTCACATATGCTTTCATAACACCTGTGATATAATCAGCTGTTACGCATATAAGAAAACAAATGAACAATGTAAGAATAAGTTTCATATTTATACCCACCCACCATTCCCTCTCGATTATTAAGATAATATGCTTATTAAAAGCTCATCGAGCTTATCTTTTACTTGGAATTATCTACAGTGAACGCGCCAATTATGTCACTACCAATTTTAAGAACAACCTGTGTTTTCTCGGACGCGGGGGTTGTCTTCTTATCATAAGCAACCGTGTACTGATTTCCTGACTTATATGTTACAGTTACAACGGACGCGGACGCTACTAAGCCATCCTTAGTAGCTGTTGCGGTAACGGTCTGATTATCGGGAACGTTATTACCCATAAGGAACAGAGAAACAGTATTGTTAAAGTCAGATGCGTCTACGACAATATCCGCAGCGGTGTCGCTGAGAGTTACAGTGTCCTGTCCGGCTGAAAGCTGCGCGCCGTCCACTTTGCCGTCTGTAATTGATGTAAATATTACCGCATTAGCAAGCGGTGATACGCTATAGGTTTGCCATACATTCCAAAAATATCTCCACTCCATACGCGCTGGGTTGTAGAACGAACCTGTCTCACGCAGAGAATCGTAAATCTGAAAGAAACGTCGGTCGCACATAAGCGCATAGACACCATTAACTCCAAAATCGTCTACATAAATAACACGCCCCATAAAGTCAGCGCGCTCCATGTTAAACGCAGCTGCAAGCACATCCACGTCAACAATAGAAGAAACAGCGGATGAAATAATTATCATCGTTTCCTCAGTAGGAGAGAATGTGATATACGGCTTACCGTCTCCCGATATTTCCGCATAACGGTTAAAACGTGACGACGGGAATCTGAAATCAATGTAAGTCTGACGAACCTTACGCATAAATGCTTTTGCTGACGCCTCGTCGGTCGGTTCTGCAACCTGTACAGTTGAGACATAGCCCTTTGCAAGCGCGCTGTTTATAGTGTTCTTGAGAAGTGCAAACTCTTCGATATTATCACCATTGTAGAGCGAATTAATTACACCTGCAATAAGGTCGTCGAGGTCTTCCCATGAACGGAACGCAAGTTTAAGTTCGTTATTCTGAATACGCGCCTTAAATTGGTCTTTACGGTTAAGACGATGAAACGCAACCTTAATATCGGGCTTATCGAAATATCCCGTAAGGTAATCATTTTCGGGGTCGAATTTTTCTGCCTTAGCCGGATTGACTGCGATTTCCTCTACATCAGAACCCATGGGAAGTGCTTTACGAAGAAACGCGAATTCATTGTTCCACACTCTATTGTGAAGAACGGTGTCAAAAATAATGTTGGGGAGAAGTGTGCAGAATTCATTTCGGATTGCCTGATAATTAATTATAGGATTTCCGACCTCTGCAATGTTTGTAAGTGTTGCCTCTGGAATGAACGACTGATAATTCTGAGAGCCTGCTGCTCTCACTGCGTTCATAACCGAAACGGCTCTTGCTGCATTTGCCATTTTAATTATAACTCCTTTTATCTATACTCGCCGATTTCGGCGGTGTAATCTTCAGGTGTCTTATGTGTCTGTTCGGAGGTGTCGGGCTGGTCCGGGGGCTTGGAGCCTATTCGTAAGAACAATTCGTAATTCGCCTGTTTGAGCGAAGTGTTGCTGTCTGTTAGTCTAGTTATCTCGTTTTGCGCGTTTTCAAGATTTGACGATGACTCTGTAAACGCGTCTGTAAGACTAACGAGAATCTGAGAAGTGCGCGCCTCGTCTGCGTCTCCTGACGCTAATTCGCACGTTAGACTTGTGTATTCATCTATAGTCATTTGGTAGACCTCCCGTATTGTTTGTAAGTAACGAACATTTGTTCGTTTTCTAACTATATTATAAAACATTTGTTCGGATATGTCAATTGGAAATATGCACAACATACTGATGAAACGCCGGATGATATTTGTATAATATGTACAATAGAATTGGAACTTTTTGGTAAAACGGGACATGGGTATATATCCCAGATCGGAA